TTATGGCGTCTTATGAGCATTCTGCTTCCGGTGTTTGTTCAACAGTTCGGTGATTATTTTCATTTTCTCTTCACCTGCTGCATTAACGTGATCTTCAAAACGCTCACCATAAGGACTATCTGCGCGACGAAGTAAAGTAATTTGCTTCGGCATGAGCGGACTCCCACCTTCAGTTATGTCTTTTAGGATTAGTTTTTCCCCATCCAACTCCAATCTGATTTTTGCGAAGAGAACCTTTTTGCCATAAATATACTCATAGACAAACCCTGTCCCAGAATGCCTTAGGTAGTCTTTAGTTCCTTGGAAAAGAAAGTAGTCTGTAACCTGAGGAGTTGACCTGATAAATGCTCTGATAGCAGGTGTCGAAATAACACCTTCAAAACTTCCATCATATGTTGTTAAATCAAAAGCTGTTTGGTCTTCACTTTCCAGCCACGCATTTGCAGTTATTGTATCCTCATCATCTCCCGTGTAGTGAGATGACCATGAACCAGTCATTGCAGGAGATGCTCGATACCATTCCTTTACCGTACTCATATTCTTACTTATTGATTCAGAGTCAACAGTGGCTATGGCATAAATCGCAGTAAAAGCAGCAGAAACAATGACATACCATTTTTTTAGTATTTCCATGCACAACCCATTTGTATAGTTTTAAAACAGCACAGTGCCGCCTTTGAAAGAAGATATCTACTTTATAATCTGTTACTTCAACATCAATCGAATGAACCATGAGCCGAAAGCCTTATCATTCGACTCACTGAATGAGCCGAATCCCAAATCACAGAAAAAATCATTATATTTTCAATGAGTTAACCCATGTCTTTTCGCTCCGATATATTGAATTATTTGCATCTAATTACCAACGATCATTATTATAACGAGAAAAATGCTCGCTATTTGCAGAGCAAAAACCATCAATATCTGGAAATAGTGTCAATAACCGAATGTCAAAGGTGTCCTCCAAGAGTCGCAAAAATTTCTTTTTGACCTTAGGGGTTATCGCCATAGCTAGGGTAGCGTTCTCTCTTATATCTAAGACCAGACTGCCCATGCGATTATGGCTAACGGTGCTATAAAGAAATTGTGCACTTTGTGCGGCGATTCTTTTGGTTACAACGGGAGGTTGCCACAGTCTCGGGAAATCCTCATCTCCTATGATTTTCCCAGGAGGAAAAGCATCGTTATATGCACTGTTTTCCGAGTTACCTTCAATGCCCGAAATCATGCCAGTGTTAACACCAAATAACAGACCTGTAGACTCTGTATGTGATCTACATGCAAACCATAAAGCAACGAGCATATTCCTTGATACATCAATAAATCTTGTGGCTGCTCCGTGATGTTGAAGCTTTGCAAGTAATTCAAAATCAGTTAAATTTCTACCGTTTTCAAAACCATACCCTTGGTGTCGAGCATTTGTTAGAAGGTCTCTTTCGTAATCTCGCATTGCCTCTTCATCTGGATCACGGGCGAAAAATTTTGATTTAAGAAGACGTCGATATGCTGCGCTATGAATAGGCCATTCAATTTGCCCTTGACCTCTCCATAAATAAATCGGACTTCCTTTTCCAACAAGAATACTTAAAATTTGAGATAAGCAGTCAACCTCTACCACCCTTCCAAAAACATCCGTTTCAATAGTTCTCACATTGCCCTCTTTGAGGATAATTAAAATATGCCATTACTCTACAAAATTTTGATAATGTTTTCAGTTGCTACAAACCAATTTCCATCGCTTAAGGCCGCATCAGATAAGGCTTTGTGATTTTTTTCTTTGTCATCGGCCCTTCGCGTAGCTAGATCTTTCAAACTCACACAAAATAAAAAATCTCCTTATTAATCTGCTTGTTATCACTTTCACCAGATCCTATACAGATCCATTTCACTGAAAAAAACTGAAATTCTTTTCATTCTTTTCAGTTTGCATCTGGCCACAACCCCCCAGCAGCAGCGCAGGCTGGCGAGGTCGTTTGTAAAAATTTCCGACTGAAAAAACTTTGCGATCCAAAAAGCGCAGGCGGGTGCGGTGTAGCGCCGATTTCGTCGGAGAAAGATTTATTTTGTCAGCCTCAGGCGTTGCCAGCGCTTCGCTGCGCGTTTGATCTCTTTGATGGGTTGCGGTGGGTATCCGGACGTTGCCGGGGCTATCGTGGGCATTCTGCGTGGTCTGGTGAGGGGTATAAAAAACCCGCATTACGCGGGCTGTGTTAGTGGGTGGTTTTATTTGCCAATTACAGGCGAATATTTCCCGGCCAGATTATCAGCCTGGGTACCGGTGCCTTTGATAGCGGCGGCATTGGTAGGCACGCCTGTATTGCTATGGGTATGGCTGGCGGTCTGTTCTGCCAGCTGCTTCAGCGCATCCAGCGTATCAAGCATCAGCTGCGCTACGTTGATAGCATCTGAACCAATCCACACCACCGGGGCGATAATCTGCTGTTGCGCTGTCGCCACGCTTTTGCGGATTTTGCAAATCTTCTCAGTCAGGTTCTGGCCAATGGCAACGGTCTGGCTACCGGTGATATCCGCTTCAGCATCACCGCCAACGCTCGCCAGCCAGTTACCCTTCACGGCCTGGCTGTAATCGCCAGCACTTACCTGCACCACCGCCCCGGCCATCAGGGTGGACGTCCCCAGCACACTGGTTTTATCCGTCGCTTTGACAGTTGTTTCCCGGCTGATTAGCTCCCGGCGTTCTGTATCTGCCTGAATGGTCCGCGCCATTGAGGTTTCAGTGATGCGCTGATCGGTCTGGCGAACCCAGTCACCGGCCACACTGGCGGCATTCTTTACACGCGTGATGCCAGCATGACGGATGAGATGGAGGAAGAGATTGAACAGCAGCTGCGTGACAGCAAGGGGATCGGCAACTTCTCCACCATCCTGGTGAACATCCCTGGCGGTGACGCCATCAAGTTTATTGAGATGGGGGATATTTTGGCCAAAGATGAGTTTGCCAACGTGAAGAACATCAGCGCTCAGGACATCCTTAACGCTCACCGCTTCCCGGCCGGGCTGGCAGGCATTGTTCCGCAGAACGCGGCCGGATTAGGAGATCCCGAAAAGGCTGAAACCACCTACAAACGCAACGAGGTTTACCCTCTTCAGCGCCGCCTTGCGATGGCCATCAAAAGCGATCCGGAAGTACCGGAAAGGCTGCATCTAACTTTTGCCACAGATTCAACAGATAAGGGTGCGGCATGAGGCAAAAAAGGCTAAAATCCAGGCATATTTTGACAGCTGGAGAGTGGAATATGCGCGTGCTGAAAATTGAATGCCCGGAATGCGGCTCAAAGGCGGTAATTCGTAAAACTAACCGGAAACACAGACAGATTGCAGATATTTACTGCGCCTGTGCCGATGTAGAGTGTGGGCATACCTTTGTGATGAATTTAACGTTCTCCCACACTCTGAGCCCCAGCGCCAAAACAGGTGATGCGATGGTTCAGGCTTTACTTAACAACCTGTCACCTGGCCAAAAGCAAATGGCACTGGACTTACTGAAAGCTGCACCGGCCTCGTGAAACGCCCTCAACAAGGCCAGATTTCGGACACTGGATACTATATTTTCTATTCCCCAGTGATCTTAATGGGTATTTTTTTATAAAATCAGCGTGAGATTTTTTGTCGCGTCATTTTGGGATCACACTATTTTTGTATGAGGTGTATAAAATGTCAATTCCAGTTACAGAACTCGTGAGTAAATTGTGGGGGGTTGTTGGCGCAAAAAATATCAGCGCCTTGTTTAAACCAGGACAAATACGCCGAGAGGGCATTGCTACTATAGAAATCAAAAGAAAAGAAATGCTTATACTGGCTCAAACTAAAAAAGAGATTGAAGATGTTGAAAGTGGCAGTGCTATAGTGTCATTAACTGACTTCAACAATCCTAAAATCATTTCATTAAGGGGGCCGCAAGAATACGACACTTCAGATAAAATGGAACCGTATATTAACATTGAAAATATCACCCAGACCATTAGCACGCAGTTGGTTGCAAATGAAATTCAAAAAGAAGTAAACATTGCGAAGTCTCTATTGATTGCAGAAGATATATTAAAAAATGACAAATCAGAGCCATCTCAAGAGAATATTGAAGATGACTGGCTATTAAGATGGCGTGATAGTGCTTCCACAAGTAGTTCTGAAAAACTTCAAGAGTTATGGGGACGCGTTCTTGCAGGAGAACTCAAGACTCCAGGAACATATTCTTTACGGACTGTTGATTTCATAAAAAACCTAACACAGAAAGAAGCCGAAAAAATACAAAAACTCTTCACCTTCCTGCTATTTAACAGGGTAATTAAGAAAGAGTTATTAGCCGATGGTTTTGAAGATGAATATTTAGATGAAGAGTTAAAATTCAATTTCCTGTCGGAAATGCAATCACTCGGAATTCTCGCCGGAGCTGAATCAATGGGCCTGGCCACAAACTTCGAATCAGCACGGGATGATATGTTCTTGGTTCATTATGTTTATAACGAAAAAGTAATGTATGTTAGGCATGATGATCCGAAAAAAATACTAAGCTTTAATGTTTTAATTCTTACTTCTCTTGGCCGTGAGTTGCGAACTCTTTGCCCAGCAATTATTGACAGTCATTATCTGGACTATGTGATAGATATCATAAAAAAACAAGATTTTAGAGTTGCTATTGGTGATGTGGTAACCAATGATGATGGTACATTATCAACTATAAATCTTGTAGAGGTTTAATGATGATATTGATCGTAGCCCCTCTCTTTTTAAAATAAGTCGTACAAGGTCATTGAGGGGCTAAGGCATTTACTTTACTGATAATCACACCTAATGCGGATAATATCCTCGCAATGAGTATCCTTTCGTGCCATGCAGACTTCTTTCCTTAATGCCTCTACCATCTCCCCGATCCACTCTAAAGCCACCGTTTTGTCTTTCAAAGTAACTTCATCAAAATGGGAAATTTTTGCTAGTAATTCAATGCGTTCCAACCTAGCAGACGCCTCCAACAAATCCATACAACCCCCAACGAAACACAAAATACTGTACAAATACACAGTATTGATTAAAGCACAAATTGCGAAAGGAAAACAACCATTTAAGACATTGTTTACATTCGACTTAACATCCTGTGAATTATGACCACCCCGGCCAAAGCTCATCAATCGGTTCGTTTCTCCTGTAGCCGTCCATTTCTGATAATCAGAGCTGATCGGCCAAACATCAGGCCACTGCCCCGCATCAGGATCGCTATTTCTTCTTCAGTACCCCCAAACCCTCTTCTTTGGAGATCGACTTTTAATCGTCTGCGGGTTCCACCCTCCGTACAGTTATTGACAGAACTCCAAGGGGCGGCGCTGCCGCCAGAAAAACCAGCCTCCGCTGGCGCTTCGGCCAACTTCGCAACCTTTTGCCACTTCACCAAACGCGTGCAAACTTCAGAATCTTTGACGAAAGGTGAGTAAATACCCTGTACGCGCTGCACATCCTCCGCGTATTCATTGCCCTGTTCGGTGATTTCATATGCCAGACGAACAATCAGATCTTTACGAGCAACCAAGGCGCCGCCCTGTGCCTGGGTATATGCTGCCCAATCACCTACGTCAGCGGCCGCCAGCACGGCATCCATCCGACGATCAACCAGCTGCTGATCACGCAGGCGCCGAAGCTCACGCCATACCGTAACCGGTGCGCCACCAATCTGCTGAAACTGGCGGATACGCCAACGGGAAGCCCAGGCAGAAACGGCTTTGGCCATATCCCGCATGTTTTCCCCTGTTTCGTCGTCAGCCTCGCCATCAAGCGCGAAACCGTCGATATTCTTTGATATGTATTTTGCGATGTAGCCAGTAGCAGAACCTTTATCCGGATCGATAGGCTCAACGTGAAAACGCGCCTTAAGCGCGTTAGGAGTTTGCAGCTCTTCAAAGTCAGCTAGCCGGGCGTGATAGCAGAGAATATCGCGCACGGTCTCCACATGTTCCTGGTGCATAAACAACAACATATGCCAGTGCGGCGTCCCGTCATGATGTGGCTCAACAACCCGGAAACCGAAAACATAAATACCAGCACGGGAGATCGCTGCACGAGCCTTTGCCCATACGTTGCATAAATAACGCTGTGTATCCTGTGGGCTGGCACCGTTCCACTGTGAAACAAATCCCCCCTTACTGTGTACAGCATGAAAACGAGATGGGGCAGTGATGGTATAAAATTCCCCCGCCAACCCCTGTTCATTCGCAATATCCTCAAATCCGCGCATGCGCACCATAAGTTCACAGCGGCGAATGGCTGGATTCGCAACACTGCGATGCACCATGCTATCCAGCGCAATACGGTTGCCCTCTTCGTCCATCAAATCGAACTTTTTGAAGAACTCCAAATTGCGCTTTTTCTGATCAACCCATTCGCCCAGGGTTTTACGGGATACATAAGCACTGGCAGCTTTCTGAACCTGACCCACCGCAATGGCCAGGTGTTCACGCTGAAGATCACGTGCTCGCTTTAGGCGCAGATACCACCACTCCGGCGCCACCAGTCGGAGGATGCCGGAATAAACGCTTTTATCGTCCAGAAAGTCGCCGCTTGATTTGTAGCTGGCCCAGTACGGAGGCTGGTTATTCAGCATTAACGACATTTCGCCCAGGTGGCCAAAAGCCTCCAGTGCGCGTCGATGCACTTCATGTTCATTTGCAGCCGTCACACTGAATTGCTCGGTAAAATCGCAAAGCGCCTGGTTTAGCCAGCTGGATACTTTCCCGGCCAGCTTTTTCAGTTCACTGCGATCAAGAGATGGCAGACGCTCCAGCGCCTTACCAAAATGAAGATCGGCCACATCCGCGGCCAACTTGTAACGCGCACTCACTTTGCGCAGGCGTGGCAATACGTTCCCGCCGATAGTCTGACGCAGAAACGCATTGGCACGGCGACGCCCATCGCGGCCAGCAAACAGCTTTTCATAGCGCTGGCCAAAGTAACCGGCCAACCAGTCCGGTATCTCGTGGAGGTACTGGGATCGCCAGTCATAATCTGCTTGGTTAACAGACCACAACCGACGCTCAGTAATGGTTGCATCACGAGGAACGCCCGGCGCGAAATTCTCATTACGCCAGGCGTTTACTTCGTGATAGTGGTTATTTTCGATAATGTTCATGCCGACTGGAGTCAGTTCCAGGCTGAACCAGTCTTACTGCATAACGCAGCAGCTTCTTCACGCACCAGTTCCACAATTTCGGCGGCGCTTAAACCTTCGTTAGCTGCGTGGGTAGCCAACTTATCAAGACGAGAAGAGCAAAGATCGGCAGCTGCCGCTTTCCCTTCCTGGGTAGCTCTGGTCAACATGGCCAGCATGTCAGTGTTTGCTTTTGATGCGGGTAAATTCTGGCGATTCGTTCTCATTTTGGTTTCCTTAAGGCAAAAGAATCCCCGGCCACCTGATGGGTGGCCAAAAAATTCATGGGGTAATTAGTGGAAGGTTGGCTGGCTAACAGCAACCGAATAACATGGTGCAGGAATTCGGTGAAGCTCAAACGACTGGCGCCACCATTCCTGGATCAACGCCTTAACTTCGCCCACACCCAGAGCGCCCGCTGTATAAAAAAGAGCACGAATTCCGGCCAGAGCTTCAATCTGTGCTTCTTTAGCGCAGGCTTCGCGGTAAGCACAGCACCAGAACGCAGCGTTGACCGCAAGCCAGTGGCGGGGATCTGTAACGTGGTCAGTGTCATTGAAGAAGAAAGGATGGAGCCCAACACGTGAGCCTTTACGCTCACACTTCTGCATAAAGAGAAACGCGTAATCAGCAGGTACCCTCCACGCTTTCAACTCCTGCATAAATAAAGCACCGTCTACTGAGATTGTATTCATCGTGACTATCCCTGTTTTAACTGCAGCAAATTGAGAATGTGGGGAGCAATAACCATCTGCACCCCATTCCCATGAATTGGATAAACCTGCTTCACCGGGCGGTTAGCTGTACGCGGAGAGAAATCCTCATCCCGCAAAGAACCAAATCCCTCGAACGACAAACGCGCTCGTGAAATTCCCCGGCGCAGCTGCATCATTGAACGGTAATCAAGGCGATCGAAAAGCTCACTCCAACTGCATTTACTCAAATGCGCCTTGAACACTTGGGCATCTGAAGTGACAGCGGCCGCATGGAGCACAACTCCGCGCCATTCTGGCGATAACTTATCCCACCAATCTGCCGCCTTGCTGCTGTTACTGAAGTGTTGGCGGCGCAGTTGGCGAAGGTGTTTCAAACCACATTCCTGCTGCTGTTGATTAATTGCCATAACGCCGCCTTGCCAGCCCCATCAGTCGACGCCACCACGGGCGGCGAGGTTGCTGGCCGTTAAATTTGAACTTATGACCCGGGTTCCAACGTTTACCGTTTGGAAGTTCAAGCCAACCGGTTGAACCGCTGGCCAGTTGCATGGCCGGTGATTGTTGTTTCAGGTAAGTCACAAAAGCTTTCATGCGATCCCTCACATCAGGCCAGTGGCGTTAGTCGTCACAATATCGACGGCTGCAGCCAGAACCGGCGCGGATTGGAAACGGCTTTCAATGGTATAAGCCAGAACTGACAGGCAGCGAATTGCATCACGTGCACGGTCAAGGATTTGATTGCGGCGGGCGGAGGTCATGCACTCACTTGATACAGCTTGCCCAGCAATCGCACCGACGGCAGGCAGTTAATCTGGCTCAACATTCCATCCAGCAAGCGCGCGTCTTCTGTGTAGTCAGTGATGGCCAACAGCTCATCACAAGTCAGACGATGCGGCTGTAGTGGATTGAGTTTATTGCGGAGCATCTGTGGGCGCATACAAACGGCATCCGCCACATCTTCCAGATTGTGTTCCAGCGCAAACGCTCGGCAAGCGGCATCAAAATGAGCATGTTTAGAAGTCTGATAATCAAACATTGTTAGCCCCGTTCTAATCTGTAGGATTAACTACGCATTAAGCGAAATGTCACATTCACTCAACGCACGAACAGTAAGTGCGGCCATGTTCACTTCGATTAAGCCTTTGGTTTGCTTACCCTTAGGTTTGATCGGCAGCTTGCCGTATTCGATGAGGTTTAAGGTTGTGCCGCGCGCCGTACCAGTACGGCGGCAATACTCGTCAAGAGGCAGGTAAGGTTCAGGGATCACAATTGTAATGTTGGGGCGCATAGTGCAAACTCCTTCGGTTATGCCGATAGTGCAATATCGGCCAATGTAAGGTTATATCTACTTTCGAGGAAGAGATTGTGTAGATTTTATCTATATGTCAATGAAATATATATTTTATCTACATAAATAAAAATCATGGCGAGATTTAAACTAAATCCAGGAACCGACAGCGCCCCAGTCCTTGATCGTGTACTGGAGGCATACGGATTCACACAGCGACTTCAATTAGCAGAGTTGCTAGGTATTGCTTCTAGTTCGATGTCTTCTCGATACAAGCGCGGGGGATTACCTGCGGATATCATGATCAAATGCGTGGCTGAAACAGGCGTGAATCTTGAATGGCTTGCCACAGGACAAGGCCGCAAATTCGAAGATGAAGAACTGGATATCCTCAAAATCCCACGCAAAAAGATTGTTGATGGTCATCTTTACGATGCAGGGATTCTTCTGCTCGATAAAGTCACGTTTCTGCAAGGAAAGCCGATTCCAGAAGACCCGATCTGTGTCCTTGATGGTGTGACTCAGTACATTGTTGAACAAAACTTCTCAGAGGTTTATGACGATGAATGGCTGGTAGAGATTGAAGGGAAAACTAGCGTCCGTACGCTGACCAGAATCCCGGTCAAAAAAGTGCGCGTAAGCGGTGTTGGGATGGCATTTGATTGTTCGATTGACGATATAACAGTTATCGGAAGGGTTGTACTAACTATTAAATAAAACAGGAAGTTATCATGATTGACTACAAAACAGCATCCAAAGATCAGCTTAAGGCAGAGATGAAACGCCTTGCATCGGTAGTCTCCGATGCTCCGTTTGGAACAAAGAAAGAATTTTTCCACCTACCAGAAATCCTTAGTGTGGGTGAAACCCCGCTTGCAATAGCAAGTGGCCAGATGGATGGCAATACCTGGCTGATAACGCTTACTAATAAACGCGTAATCTTTCTGTATAAGGGGATGCTGTTCGGTGTGAAGCAGGTTGATGTTAATTTGCCAAGCATTGTCAGTGTTGGTGGTAAAACAGGTCTTCTGCTTGGCGAGATCACCATCTCAACTAGCGGTCAAAATTGCACCATCAAAAACGTCATGAAAGCTTCGGTTGTTCCGTTTACAAATTTAGTGAATGAGACTCGCAGCACGTCCCAATCCACGACTCAACAACCAGCTACAAATCAAGATGACATCATCGTTAGGATTGAGCGTCTGGCAAAACTTAAAGCCGACGGCATTCTCACGGATGAAGAATTTCAACAGCAAAAACACCGTATTCTGAACGGGTAAAGCATGCCTGTACGTAAGCTATCAGATGGCCGCTGGGTTGCCGATTTCTACACTGTAGATCGTAGCAGTGGGAAAGACGGAAAAAGAGTGCGAAAGAAGTTCGCTACAAAAAGCGAAGCCTTAGCATTTGAAAATTATACCCTCCAAAAGTTTGATGAGTCTCCTTGGCTGGCTGAAAGAAAGGAAACTCGTGAACTTTCTGATCTCGTTCAGCTTTGGTTCGATAGGCACGGTATAACCTTAAACGATGGAGAAAAGCGTCGTAAGTCTATGCTGTGGGCATCTGAATGTATGGGCTCACCATTAGCCACAGAGTTCAATGCTCAACTATTCACAATATATCGTGCCAAGCGATTGGATGGGCAATTTGCTAGGACAAAGCGTATATCCAAGGTTTCACCGCGCACAATGAATCTTGAGCACGCTTATTTCCTAGCCGTATTCAATGAGCTTAAAAGATTAGGTGAATGGGTTGCACCTAATCCTTTAGAAAACGTTCGTCAGTTCAGAACCGATGAAACTGAAATGGCATATCTTACTGGCGAACAGATTGGTCGTTTACTTGTAGAGTGTCGAAATAGCTCCGCCCCAGACCTGGAAATGATTGCAAAAATCTGTCTATCAACAGGTGCCCGATGGGGAGAAGCTGAAAAATTAAGACGTTCTCAAATTGCAGCTGGAAAAGTAACTTTTGTTAAAACAAAAGGAAAGCGCAATAGGACGATACCTCTTAGCCCCGATTTAGTAGCTCAACTTCCTAAAAAAACAGGCTCATTATTCACTCCTTGTTATTACGCTTTCCGAAATGCGCTTGAAAGGGCTGATATAGAATTGCCTTCGGGGCAACTAACACACGTTTTGCGTCATACATTTGCCAGTCATTTTATGATGAATGGTGGCAACATATTAGTTTTACAAAGAATTCTTGGCCATACTGATATAAAAATGACAATGCGTTATGCACACTTTGCCCCAGATCATTTAGAAGAAGCATGTTTACTTAATCCCTTGGCTAAAATATCATGAACATAGAATATAAAATTACATTATGGGCTATAGCGTGCATATACGCCATTGTCAACGCCTTTATATATTCATGGACTTTTTGGTCTTCGTTTGACATCAATATATTGCAATTCGTGTCATTCTCCGAAGTCATACCGTCCATTCTCTACATTGTATTCCTTCCATGTACCATCATGATATTTATGTTCACAATAGTCAGCCAATGGGATAAAAACCACTCTCCCAAAAAATACAGCCCGATTGATGGAGTCGACAAAAACAGAAGTAAATTCAAAACCATTCTATCCATTGGGTTAAAAATATCACTTATATTGGGGGTGTGTTATAACCTTGTTCAACAAGTTATGTCTCTTAAAGAAATGTTTTCAACCGATAAAGACATGTTTTGGTTAATAACCAGAACATTTATTGGGATTACAATCACATATGCAGTATCTGATTACTTAAACTACAAAACAAACTTCTTATCTAACGTGAAAGCAGATAGACGATTGTTCATAATAATAATTTGCATTATACCTTTCATATGCAATATCTGGGCTGCGACTAATGCCTATAATATAAGGCATGGAAAAAACACTTTAATTGTTCAATCAGATGCACAATGCAACCCATCCTCAGAAACAAAATACAGGTATATTTCGTCAATATCAGAGAAGGTTTTTGCACTATCTTTAAAAGATGGCTCTATATGTGTATTTAAATATAATCACCTAGAATTAACACCGGAAAATAATGCCAAAACAAAACCCATTGCACTCAATACAAGCGACCTACGTTCACAGCAAACTATATTAGCAACTAACAAAGATAAATCATGATGACTAAAAAAAACAGAAGGCAAGCATTCAAAATAATTAAATTAACTGTTATTGCAATATTTTCACTTATTCCAATCCTCATGTACTTCCTAGTTTTCAACCATGGCCTCTCATCTAATAGTCAAGACTGGGGAGCATTTGGTTCTTTTGTCGGAGGAATTTATGCCCCAATAGCCGCTATAATTAGTGTTTATGTTCTGATAAAAACACTTTATTCTATGGATAGTCATAATAAGTCTTCTCAATGGCATCAAGAAAAGGAACGACATTTAGAGAGCGTTAGATGGTTAACAGATTTATTAAATGGAATGCTCAATAAAAAATATCCTTTATCTCAACAAGGGGTCTTTTATGGAAGTTTAAGAAACATGCTAATTAAAAAACTAGAGAATGATTACAATCCTGATAGTGCCATTGTTAAGAATAAAGCAATTGAACTTATGAAAGAAAATAAAGATATATTTCAGGATGAATGCATTATTTTTGATGACCTATTTTATCGAGTAACTCATAATGAAGAAATCGACGATGGCGCGCTTAGCTGTATGATATTAATCGCCAAACTATCACCAGAAGAAAGATTTTGGTTAATGCAATACGCTAAGGCACATGAATGCCGCGCTGCGAAGGACCTTAAGACTTGGCGTGGTTTTGACAATATCCCACTTTCACTTTCATCACTGGTAAAATCATAA